ACCTCTGCACGAGTGATGTGATCACGAGCGATTTCCTCCCTCGTTTTGTTCAGTAGGATCTGGATGCGCTTTTGCTCATCCGATGCGTTCTTAAGCATCATCATGACTAAAGCCACAAAAAACGATGTAACTAGGTTCCAAACTAAAACGCCGGTATCCATGACTCAACATTTCCAAGCTCTTAAGGATTTATTGATCCGACTGTTAGGGTCGTTAGCCGTTTTGGAAGAAGTGAGCTTCTTCTTCATGCCTTCCATTCGGGCGCAGAATGACTTCTTTCTAGGCCCGCCCTCTGGCTGCGGGGCTTTGAGTCCGGGCTTCCCCGGATTAGCTGCGTTATACGAAGCTCTGCCTTTGGCATTCAAACCACCTTTTGGGTTCTTGCCTTCCTTGCGCTGCCATGCTGGAGACTTAGCCATAGAACACCGTCGCGGTAACACTGCTTACTAAACCAACATAAATGCCGTTTCTAGCAAGAATGCCCTCACCCGGAACTAAAATACTGTAGGCCGTTGGGTTATATGCATCTGCTTCCATCAAGATGTCGGCATACATAGTCACAGCCGGAGTCCCTGTAATAGTTCCACTAGCGGAATCAGTCACGGTAAAGACGTTGGCATTGGTAACCGTAACCGCATATACATTGGCTGTCGCAGTACCGCCTGTGCCAGCAGCAAAGGTTAACCAAACGCGATCCCCTGTAGTAAGACCGTGATCAGTAATTGTGCAAGTTACTGTATTTGTTGAGCGCCCATAAGTCCCAGCTTGTGTAGTGTTATTTGCAAACACTACATTTCTAGTAGCTGCCGACGTATTTGCAGAAACTATCGCACCCTTTAATCGAGCACGATAGTTAACAACAACACCAGAGCTAGTCGCATGGGCCGATAGGACATCGGTTTGCATCCCCATGATGCGCTCCTATTAGGACGTTGCGAACGGAGTTGCGGGGGAGCCTGTGCAATTAATAACGCCGGTCACCATGTACTTCAGTGCCGCAACTGCAACGATCTGAATCCACGAACCAGCTACACCGCCGGTCGTACTACCGTTGAGGTTGATAAAGTCGTCACTTGCACCCGCTGTAAAGCCAGCCATTGCGCCCGAAGAATCGGTGTCCACAGACAAGATTGACCCAACAAACCGATCTGTTCCGTCTGTACCAATCTTAAGCGACGAAGTTGCAATCGTCGTTGGCACCCAAATGGTGTAAACCACACCCTCGTTATTGGAGGTATTGGGGTCGTTGCCGGGACCAGAAGATGCAGCGTTAGCCGAGGTGTTGATGGTGGCAAGTGTGAGGGTTAAATTGGCAGCGAGCGTGCCACCCACAGAGATAATTCTGCCGCCGTGCGATACGGGGTTGAGTGTGGTATCGGCTGTAATTTCTACGATAGTAGACGGACCTTGCTGGTAAATACCGCCCAGCGACCTTACTGGACCGTCAAATGTACTAATTCCCATGATAATTCCTTATGCACAAGTCGCTTGCTAATCGGTGCATCGTCTGCTGGGACAGTTTAGCAAGCTGGTTTCCCAGATAGCATGTTTATATCAGGTTGTTTGCGTGTGGTCAACAAGCTTATTGTATTTAGCCAAGTTATCTTTTTGAGTAAGAACTTGAAGGTTCCAAGGCACATGCAAACCACATACGTTTTCGCCGTGAAGGGGGATGATATGGTCTACTGCATAGCGTTCTCCAGTAGCACGGCTAAGCGCAATAGCTAGTCTGTACTTCAGCCTGATTTCCATCTTGTGAGTGTCCGTCAACCATTTAGGCGTGGCGTCCCTAAATCTTCGACGACGTAAGCTGGTCATCTCTTTATACATATCAGGGTTGTTGACTTTATGAGTTTTTTTATATCGGCGTTTATCCTCGTCTGGTCTTGCTTGTGCCCGCGCAATGACGTTTTCTTTGTTTGCTTCGTAATACTTGCGCTTAGCTTGTTGCCCCGCTTCTGATTTGTTGTACTCGCGGAAATAATCGGCTCTGGTGGTATTGGCTTTTTCCCATTCAACTTTCAAACATTCAACGCATGAGCCTTTAGTTTTGCGCGTTGCAATGTGCCCATGCTTACAAGGCTCGCCAGTGAAGTAGTACTTAGCACCTGTGGCTTTAGCTTCTTGTCGGGTTTTGGGTAGGTTTGTGGTATCCATTTCATCTCCTTAGTTACGATACGGAGAATAATAACATGGATAAAACGAAAAGAAAAGCCGCCTTGCGGCGGCTTCTCCAAATCAAGATAACTACTTGATTTTATTAGGCTCCTGAACTACCGTAAATACCTAACGGATCCGAAACCCCGAATGAGTACCGTTCACGACTCTTGTATCGAACGTTTCCGGTATCGAAATCGCCATCCATTGAATTTTGTAACGGTGTCCGTACAAAATGCTTCAGGCCGTTAGGAACATCGGTCGTCAGGAACCAAGCGTTCGTATCGGTCAAGAAGTGATTGACCGTGTAACCCTCGGGGATCGAACCGTTGTTCTTCAAGGCGTTGATGTCGTTGTTGTTTGTAGCAACACGAAGTTCGGTTTCTAGCAAACGAGTTGCAACGAACATCAAAGCAGGAGGAACAATGAGCTTGCGAGGCTTAGCAGCAATCAACAAACTACGTTCATCAGTCCATGCGGCAATCTGAATCACTGCATTTTCCAACGAGGTTTCGTTGAGATCCACGCCCGTAGAGGTCGTGTTGCTGTTAGTACCACCGGAAACCAGCGGATGTGCTGTAGAGAATAAAGGCTGACCGTCACCATAGGTAACTGCCGAACTAAAGCCGTTATTCAGAACCGCAGCAGCCTTAACCTGTTTGGTGTAGGCCATAGCGCGAGCAAGTGCCTTGGTGTAACGAGCAGACAAGCTGTCGTACAAGTTATCCTCAATCGCTTCTTCAGTGATCGAGAATCCAAGAGCAATAGTCTCGTGCGTATAACGTGCGGTCCAAGCTTCCTGCGCGTTGTCATAAGCAATCGCGCTACCTTCGTTTTTAACCGGGGCAGCACTAAAGCCAGACAGTTTGGTTTCCTCTTCAAACGAACGCTCAGAGGTCTCCGTTTCGTAGATCTCTTTGTGTTCTTCGCCATAGCGAGCGTACTCAAGACCGAACAGTGCGTTCAGGCCGGGGAGCAGCTCTTTCAGTAGTTGTGCGCGTGAAATAGCCATTTAGTTTCCCCTTCCTTACGCTGCGTGACCGAGCGGGTTGTAGTAAGCATGACCACCTTGCGGTACTCCGTCGCCATCAACGTTAGGCATATTCCACTTAACGATGACTTCAGGGAAGTAGGTCGTGCTACTAATAACAAACGCTGTATCGGGCACAACGTCAACAATACGCAAAGGTAAAGTTTTGGTTGTAGTTTCCGAGCCAGTGTTTACGGCTTGGCGAGAATCTCCAGTATCGGAGTAACTCGTGTTGTAGTTGTTGATCAACGCAACATTACTACCAATAGCGGTGTACTGGAAAGCAGAAGTGGTTGTATCAACGGTGGTGCCAGACGAGCAACCTACAACTTGGAAAAGCTGGTCAGGATCATCACAGATAAAAGCAAGGATTACCGAGTTGGAAGCTACAGTAACTCCGGGCCAATACTGCGAAAAAGTTGGCTGCTTAGTTGCTGCACTGACGTATTGGCAACCAAGAAACACCCCAGCAAAACCTTCATTAGGTGCGTCAGAGGTATTAGTTGCACGTTCGATAGTGCCATCAGCCACGAGTTTGACGGGATCGCCGTAAAAAATATTCGTCGTGTAGCTAGTAGCAATACGACGCTGGCGAGTGGCTCCGGCAAACACCTGACCACCGATCAAATTGATCGGCTTTAGCCCATAAGGGGCTGATACAGTCGGGTAAGCCATTTGGAATACTCCTACGATTGTTGATTACCGCGTCCGAACGTCACCGACGATTTGCGCTCCGAAAACAGAGGCATACGTGGATCGTTCTCGCGCATGAATGAATTATCGACAGAACGCATTTGTGCATCGGCCTGCTTCTGGTAAAAAGCATTTCGTTGCTCAACAAGTTCTACCGGGGTTTTACAAAGCATTAACCCACCCACAACAATGTTGTCTTTATAACGCTCGATGTCATTATCCAGATACATTGAAATTTCGGGATGGTCTACTGCTTTTACAGGTTCCCAACCTTCACGAAGTTTAGTTGACACATTACGGGGATCGGATTGCCCCATCATGGACACGCGAATCCATCGATATTTATATCCGGGCTCAGGAGCAGGGTCGGGCAGTAACGTGGGCGGTGCCCAGCTACGAGGACGCTCATCTTTAGCGCGGGTATTTAAATCTCTGTTTGTACGATTCTCAGCCATTTTGTGCCATTCCTTCTGCCACTTTCCGGGCATACAGTTCAAGAGGGATTTTTAACTTCTTAGCAAGTGCAACCTGCGTTTGTGTCAGCGTGATTTTCTTTGGCGCAACGCTTCTACTTGCCGGTGCTACAACATTACTGCTCGTCCGTTTTGGTTTCTCCTCTGTTTTCTCCTGCGCATCAGGAAAGCTTTCGGGGAATACCTGACGTAAACGTTTATTTACGCGTTCGTAGTAGTCATCGCTCCGTGGATCGATGCCTTCTCTGACCAATTTTTGGTGCAGCCCAAGCGCAAAGCTGGTCATCTCCTCATCTTGTCCAAACCACTGATTTTGGTCTCGCCATGCAAGTGCTTTGGGGTCTGAGGGCGCTGAAGCGGATTCAAGAGTGTTTTGTACAGGAGTTTCCTGTTGTTGTAAAGGGGCAGGCCGATAATTAGCAAGCCGCTCCGCTTTTAATTTAGCTGATACGAGTTCTTCCTGCGCAGCTAATATCTGATCAGCATCAAAAGACTCGTACGCTTCCTTATATTTTTTCTTGGCTTGTTCAAGCTCAAGAGTCGCCGCTCTTTTGGCGTGTTCTACAAGTGCGTTAGTGTTTTCTGTTACTGATCCTTTTAAGCGTTTATTCTCCTCGATGATCTGCTGAGCAAACTTTAAC